TGCGGTAATAGTTGCCGCTTTGCTTTCTTACAAGGCCGGCGAATTCAATAGCAAACAACACTACATCAACCACGGTGCAGAACAGCATTGGCTGGGCGAAATTGAGTGTGGTCGTGTTGGCAAAGAAGTTTTTTGTGCTCGAGCAGGAGATGAACAATGAACGAACAGATTAAAGAACTCACCGAAGCCTTACAAGATATGGTGGCGGCGTTTGCCGGTGGCGGTGTTGAAGAATCCGGCAGTGTGCGTGTCCAAGCAATCAACCGTGCCTGTGCTGTGTTGGACAAAGCAGATGACGACCGTGTAGACATAGAAGTTGACTTCACCGATGAAGAACTGTTAGCATACATGAAGCTGGCACACGAACAGGATATCACATTTAATCAGTTTGTGGAACGAGCTATACGACGGTTTATAGATGAGGAAGAATCAGCTGACAGTTTGAAGTCGGGCCTAGATTGAGACAAAAAAATGCACACTGCGAAAGTGTGCATAACAATAACGAGGACAGTTATTTGTTAATACGGGTTACAAGTTGCACTGCTTCCGTTTTGGTAAAAGCAGGGCTTGCATAGCGCAGTGCTTGTTTTTTGAGTTGTTTGTGCAACTGTGCAGTATAGGGTGCATATGAGAAATCCTGGTTAGGAACAAATTGGTTTTCCGCACACACACGCTGTAATGCAGCTGGCGTAAAACGCTGTGCTAGCATGAACGATGTAAGACCCGGTTCCGTGATTAAAACAGTGTTTGACATGGTAGGCTCCTCGAAGTTTCTATACTGTTAGTATAACCGTTTTACTGCTTTTGGTCAACCTTTTTGTTTACAGTTGTCACCGTGCCAGCGGGCGTAACCATTAACAGCTACCAGTTGATTGCAGTGAACGCATAGCTTTTTAGGCTTTTTCTTACCCATATTGGCCGCACTTCTGCGAGCTTTTTCTTCGTCGGTTTGTTTACGTCCTTTTAATTTAGCACCTATCTTAGCTCGCGTTTCTTCACTTACTTCAACTCCATAGCGATTATTTTTTTCACCACGCTTGCTTTCACTCATCTTTTGTTTCCACTCATCACTGAATGGAGCTCTTTTACGACCAGTTTGTGATTGTATTTGATTTTGTTTTTCGTGTAGTGGTTGCACTCGGCCTTTGTTGCGGTCGCTATTGATCTTACCTATTTCTTCACGAATGTGTTCATACACTCTTGCTGTTATCTTTGTATCGTAGCGTTGTTGATACGGACCGTCACCTTTCATTATTTGTAATGCAAGTAGCATTTTAGAACGATCCTGCCCAGTTGTGAACTTGGTTAACAACCAATGACAAATAAAATGCTCACGAGCTGTTAGTTCTACTAAGTTATCTGCTATGTCTTTTCCGCCTAGACTTCGAGGAATTACATGATGACGTTCTTTGTATCCATCTAGTATTCTGTGCTTTGCGTTTTCTGTTATTTGGTTATACCACTTTTCATATTTGTTCATACTTTTATTTATGTTAGTAAGTACGATATAAATTATTTAGATATAAAAAAACAGGGCCGAGGCCCTGTTTTAGTTGTGTTATTAAAACACTGTTTCGATTATGAGAAGCTCAAGTTCGAGACTGCGATTTCGCCAACATAGTCGCCTGCATTACCGAAAGATGATGCAGTATTTGTCAATTCTATGTATCCGTATCTCGTCATAAAGCTGACTACTGGCTCGAATGTACTTGGATCAAGTACAACGCCTGAACTCATCAGTGGTACGTATGGGCAATAGAACGCTGGTGCGTCTGTTTCACTTGAACCCTTGTAACCAACAAGTACTGGAGTTGAGTCTGATGCAAAGAGCAGCAGGTGAAACAACAGCGTAGTTACCAGCACCACGACGTGTACGCTGAGCAATCAAGTTAGCTGTACGGTTGATTAGAACCGCTAGTGCAGCGTGCTCGTCACCAACGAATGTAGCAGTACCTGATACTGTAGCTTGGTTGTATGTAAACTCAGTTGCAGCAAGTGTACGCAGACTAAGAAGAATCTCTTGGTCAATTTCAGCTGTGATTTCCTGAGCCAGTGCTGCCATGATTTCAGCTTCAACGTCAATGCCGTGCATTGCTTGAGCGTCTTGAGCAGCTTCAAACGTCCAACGTGCTTGTAGCTTACGTGTACGTGCTTCAACAGCTTGCTTTAGGATCTGTACTGAGATCTGCTTACCGCCGTCGCCTTCTAGTGTAGCAGTGTTAGCACCAGTGTAACCGCTAGCAGTACCAGTAGCGTTAGCCACTGTTGAGTATGCTTGTGCGATCTTGAATGGGCTTAGTGCTTCTTCACCAGCTGCAACGCTTGTAGCAGCAGCACTGTTGTCTGTCAATGCCTGAGCATAACGAACACGCAGTGTGTGGATCTGACCAACAGGGCCAGTCATTGGCTGAACACCAACCAACTCGTTGGCAATTACCGTAGGCATTACACGTCTGATAACTGGTAGAATCACACGGTTCAGTGTAGCAATGTTACCTGACGCAGTTGAACCAGTTGTGGCAGCCTCTGCCAAATGCTTCTTGGTGTTTTCTAATACAACACCCATAGTTGAACGACGAGAACCTTGTAGGCCTTCTAGTAGGGCTTCTTTGGTCTCATCCCAACGGCTTTCTAGTAGTTCTTGTGACATTTCTGTCTCCTTTTTATAGTTTAAAGCCCTGCTAGGCGCTTAAGATCGACGACATTGCTGGTATCAGCGGCATCATCTTTCGTCACAACCCGTGCAGATTTATCACCAGTCACTTCGCTTCTGGATTCTGCAAGCACTGATTTCTCAGATTTTGCATTGCCTTCGGCCAATACTGCTGGTAGATATTTTTCAAAAGCGTTCTTCAAGCGGGATGTTTGAACGCTTTCCAGTAAATTCGCCATAACTTCTCTCTTGTCCTTGTTGAGGGGACTGAGCAGATCTTCCAACGTAGCAGCTCGCTTGTTGGATTCTGTTATTGTGCGAATTTGTTTTTCCTTGTTCTCAAGAATAACTTGTGCGTTTTCTTGAGCTTCTATGGCTTCCGCCAACTGACGATCTTTTTCAGCAATAGTGCTCATAAGCTTGCGTACTTCTGCATTTTCATTCAAATGCGTAGCACCAAACTCAGCGGCATATGCTTCAAAAATACGACGACCAAAGTTGTTCTCACGAGCAACCTGGATGTCTTCTTTCAGCTGACTCATTTCAGCCTTAAGATGCTTGCTAACAGACGTGCTCATTTTACTAGCACTTTCTTTAACGAACTTGGACTTGAGAGTTTCAAGTTGATCGCGAGCTTCACGAACAAGACGCACTTTGGTTTCCACCACGTCCTGCTTGTCTGCAGCAAACTCCTTGATTTCTTCAGCCAATGCACCTACCACAAACTGTTCCAATTTCTCGAAACCTTGTGAGTGTGCTCGTCTGTCTTTGCGTAGCTCGCTTAGTTCTTCACTTAGTTTTTGTACCAGGAAGCCGTTAAACTTCTCAGCATTTTCAACCATTTTCTTTTGGAACTTAACTCTGTCTTCAGCCAGTGCTTGCTTTTCTGCAGCAACTGCTGTCAACTCGCCTTGCAATCCTTCTGTTACCATGCGATCTAGGGCTTCAACCATTGTTGTTTTATCATGCTCATAGCGTTGTGCGAACTCTTCACGTAGTTCTGCACGAATCGTCTCACGAGTTTCAGTCATTTTGGCTTCCCATTCTTCTGAGATAGCCTCACGAGTGCTCTCATTGATCAGATCGCTATCCAATAATGGTTTGATAGCATCTAGCATGCGATTCTCCTAAATCTTGAGATCCTTGATCAGGCGTTTTACTTCCGTTCTCAAGTATCTCTGCACTTTGTCATCCTCACCAGCTTCCTTGGCTATTTCCAAAACCTTGTGACCATGAGTCATGTTCAACAAACCTTCGTAAATTGCTTTAGGATACGCATTTGGCGCACTGGGTTGGGCAACTACATCTACAGTGACAATTTCAAAGTCACTGACATGTCCTGAGTGTGGATCAACGTTTCCGCTGCCACGACTACTAACACCTAGTCTTACTCCTGATTGGAGCATGGTTTTGACAAGCTCTCCCATTGGTGTTGGGAGCATTTTTAACTTGCCATAACCGTTAGGACCATCCATCCACATGTTTGTGATCATGTGACACACACGGTCCAAATTAATTTTAAGGTCATCTGGGTGATCAACTTCGCCAAGAACGCTGTTGCCTTCTTTTATTTGCTCATTGAGTGTTTTAACAGCTTTGTCAATTTCGCCCACAGGATAAATCCGCCCGTTGGCATTCTCAATTCCGCCTTGAATGCAGATGCCTTCCATAAAGAGCTCCTTACCGTCGGCACCTTCTGTCAAACGTATGTTTGCAGTGTCGAAAGTAAGGTCTTCTCTTAGATAATGGTGAGCCATACCTGGTTTATCCTTGATTAGCCGTCAATCGGGCTATCAGTGTTTACACCACTGGCCTGTGCTGTGACTGGCTTTGGTGCACTCTGCATGTTAGGCTTGGTTGTGCCACCCATGTCTTTGGCTTGTGGAGCTTTACGGCCTTTCTCATCTGTTTGATCAGTTGATACTGGCTTTGCATCCATGCCCTTTGCACCACTGTTAGCAGCTACTGGGCTTTTAGCATCAGCACCTTGCTCGCTTGTGGTTGGCTTTGGAGCAGCTTCAAGACTTACGTTTTCTTCAAGACCTTCAGTCTCTATGTCAACGTCCATTGTCTCTTCTTCTTCGTCGCTCATTTGTTCTTCGTGGTCGTCCATGTCGTGATCGCCATCGCCATCTACATCAACGTCGCCCATAAGCTCTTCAAATTCTGCCATAAGTTCGTCTAGTTTGTCTTCAAGATCAACCACACGATCTTCTAAATCTTCGTCTTCTTCGCCTGAATCCATTTCCATATCAACGTCGACCATTTCTTCGTCTTCCATGTCTTCAGCTTCGAGACTCATGCCTTCTTCTTCTGCTTCAATGTCATCAATAAGATCGCCAGCTTCACTGCCGCCTAGCTCTTCGTCGATGCTCTCTTCAACAGCTTCTTCTTCGGCTACTTCCTCAACTTCTTCGTCAAGGGCTTCTTCTTCTGCCATGATATTTTCATAAATGTCGCGGCTCTTTTCTACAACGATTTCATGGAAAAGCTCTTGTGCTTTTGCCTCTTCGTCATTGATCACATACTCGATCAGTTGTTCAAACTTGTTCATTAGAATCCTCCATGTAATGGCTCTGTAA